GATGCGGCGGCTATTGCTCTGTCGCCAGCGCGATGAATGGCCCACTGGGTACGAGGAAATTCGCATACTCGACGTTGCGTGAGCCTATCTGGCGCCCGGGCGGCTGGTGGCGGGTCCATGAACGAGCGACGGCCACCCGCCCGGGCGCATTTTTTTTCTTAGGCAAAATTCACAAACATAGGAGTAAAAGCACATGGCATTAACAGATTCGCTGATTACCACCACGACACCCGCGCCGCCCAAGATGATCGTTTACGGCCAACCCGGCACTGGGAAGACCACGTTCGCCGCCTCGGCCGGCGCGGTGCTCATCGACTGCGAGAACGGCGCTGGCGCTGTGCCCGGCCTCAAACGCACACCCTACCTGCAATCCTGGCCCCAGATGCGCCAGTGGCTGGTGGAGATCGCGACCACGCCGCCTCAGGAGATGGCCGCCCTGGCCATCGACACCATCGACTGGATGGTCCAGCGGATTGTCGAGCACGTGGTGCTGGACCTGGACGGCAAGTCCGCCGGCGACATCACCAATACACTGGGCACGGCCCACGGGGGCTACTTCAAGGCGCGTGAAATTGTCCAGAACATCGTCTACCGCGACCTCTTGCCGATGCTCAACACCGTGGCTGACAACGGCGTGGCCATCATCCTGCTGGCCCATGCCGCCAATACACGTATGACGACCCCGGAAGGCTTCGACCTGCGCCTGGCCGGGCCGGACCTGCCCCACTGGATTGCACCGCCCTTTATCGAGTGGGCCGACGCAGTGCTGTATGCCGCACGTGATGGGGACAAGCGAACGCTGCTGACAGAGGGTACCAACGTCGTCCTGGCCAAGAACCGCTATTCCCTACCCGCCGAACTGCCGCTGTCGTGGCCAGCTCTCATGGCGGCAATGAGTGACACCCACACCCATACAGAGAAGGAGACTACGCATGGCTGACCTGAACAACTTTAACGCCCACGAAGTCGAACCATCCACCAGTTTTGAACCCTTGCCTGAGGGTGACTATCTGGCCGCCATCACCGAATCGGAGATGAAGGCCACCAAGAGCGGCTCAGGCAGCTACTTGCAGCTGACGTTCACCATCCTGGAGGGCGAGTACAAGAACCGTGTACTTTGGGCTCGGCTCAACCTCAACAACCCCAACGCCACGGCGGTCAAGATCGCCCGTGGTGAGTTGTCGGCCATCTGCCATGCCGTGGGCGTGATGCAGCCCCGCGATAGCGTGGACCTGCACAACATCCCGCTGGTCGTGACCGTCAAGGTCAAGAAACGCAGTGACAACGATGAGCTGGCCAACGAGATCAAAGACTATGCATCCAAACCCTCGGCTGCCGGTCAACCCCAGCAGGCCTCAACGACGGATGCGACGCCCCCGTGGCAGCGCTAAGGAGGTTGCCATGCTGATTACCCTGCCTTATCCGCCGAGTGTCAACCATTACTGGCGCCACGTTGGGCATCGCACCCTAATCAGCCGGGAGGGCCGGACGTTCCGCAAAAACGTCTGCGCCCTGCTGGGTGGTAGCGGGCCCCGTAAGCCACCCTTGGGCGGGCGCATCGCCCTGGCCATGGATGCGTTTCCACCGGATAGGCGCATTAGAGACCTGGATAATCTACAAAAGCCAACCCTCGATGCGCTCGAGCATAACGGCATCTACACCAACGACGGTCAGATTGACGTGCTGTTGACCCGGCGGCGTCAGGTTGATAGGCCCAATGGCCATCTGACGGTGCGTATCGAGACCCTGCCGCTGCGCTTCTGCCCGCTGTGCAACCGCCCGCTGGCCGCCGGAGAGGACCTCTGATGAGTGTGGTAGGAGCGGTGTCCAACCCGATCACGCTGCGTTCGTATCAGGCCGAGGCCGTTGCGGCCGTGTACGACCACCTGCGTCGGCGCGATGACAACCCCTGCGTGGTCTGTCCCACCGGCGCCGGCAAGAGCATCCTCATTTCCACTATCTGTCGTGATGCGGTGCAGCAGTGGAATGGGCGGGTGCTGGTACTGGCGCACGTCAAGGAGCTTCTCGAGCAGGCGGTGGACAAGCTGCATACCATGGCGCCCGATCTGTGGCATCAGATCGGCGTGTATTCGGCTGGCCTCAAGAGCCGCGATACCGAACATCCTGTCATCGTGGCCGGCATCCAGAGCGTCTATAAGCGGGCGTGTGAATTGGGGCGCTTTGATTTGATTATAGTCGATGAAAGTCACCTCATTGCCCCCGACGGCGAAGGTATGTATCGCACGTTCCTGGCCGACGCAAAGGTGGTCAACCCTCACGTGCGACTGGTTGGCTTTACCGCCACGCCCTTTCGCATGTCGACCGGCATGATCTGCGCGCCGGAGAACCTGCTCAACCATGTCTGCTACGAGATCGGTGTACGTGAGCTGATGATGCAGGGCTATCTGTGCCCGTTGAAGACCAAGGCCGGTCAGCGCAAGGTCGACACCTCGGGCCTGCATCTGCGGGGCGGCGAGTTTGTCGCGACGGAAGTGGAACAGCTCATGGATGAGGACGGCCTGGTGCGGGCGGCCTGTCGCGAGATTGTTGAGCTTACCCAGGACCGCCACAGTGTGCTGATCTTTGCCAGTGGGGTCCAGCATGCCTTGCACATTCAGCACATCTTGGGCGAAGTGGGCCAGGAGTGCGGTTTTGTCTGTGGCGAGACGCTACCGTTTGAGCGGGCCGAGACCTTGGAGCGTTTCAAGGCCGGTAAGCTCCAGTATCTGGTCAACGTCAACGTGCTCACCACGGGTTTTGATGCCCCCAACATCGACTGTATCGCCTTGCTGCGACCCACCAATTCACCCGGACTCTACTGCCAGGCAACCGGTCGTGGTTTCCGTCTGCATCCCTCCAAAAAGGATTGTCTCGTTTTAGATTTTGCCGGCAACGTGCTGCGCCACGGGCCCATTGATGCCCTACAGATAAACACCCCAGCTCAGGGCTCTGGCGAAGCACCGGCGAAGGAGTGCCCTGGCTGCCAGGCTCTCATTCATGCGGCCTACGCCGTCTGTCCCGAGTGTGGCCATGAGTTTCCGCCGCCCCAGCGGGATAAGCACGAACGTCAGGCCAGCGAGGCGCCCATCCTTTCGGGTGAAGTGACCACCACCGACTACGAGGTGCGCGACATCAGCTACAGCGTGCACATCAAACGCGACAAGCCCAATGGGCCGCGCAGTATGCGGGTGGAATACACCATTGGCTGGCAGCAGTACATCTCCGAGTGGATCTGCTTTGAACATACCGGCTACGCCCGCGCCAAGGCCGAGGCGTGGTGGCGGGCGCGTTGCAACGAGCCTGTGCCTGAGGCGTCCGAGCGGGCCGTGGCAATCTGTGAGGCGGGCGGCATCGCCGAGACCCAGGCCATTACGGTGCGCTCGGTCGCCGGTGAGAAGTTCGACCGCATCGTCGGGCACGAGCTTGGACCCCAACCCCCACGACTCGATGGCAGCGACGAACGTGATGACGGCAACCTGCCTGAGTACGTGTTCGCCGAGGACGACACGGGCGTGCCCTTTTAAGGAACACCATGGTAGAGGAATCCAACATGCTAAGCGCCGCTCGTGCCTACCTCCAAGCGGGCCTGTGCGTCTTGCCGGCGCGGCGGGCCGAGAAACGCCCGGCGCTGGGCGGCTGGCGTCAGTATCAGAAGCGACTGCCCACGACCGCCGAGGTGGACGCCTGGTTCGCCAATGGCCACGATGGTCTGTGTCTGGTTTGCGGCAGCGTGTCCGGGAATCTGGAGCTGATCGATTTTGACATGGCCGGTGAGGCCTTTGACGCCTGGCATCAGCGTATCACGCAAACCGCCCCAGAGCTGGCTACACAGCTCGTCATCGAAGCGAGCCCCTCGGGCGGCTGGCACGTCGTCTATCGCTGCTCTGAGGCCATCTGCGGCAACCTCAAGCTGGCCCAGCGGCTCCATGACGGCAAACCGGCAACGCTCATTGAGACCCGTGGCGAGGGTGGGCTGTTTCTGTGTACGCCGACAGCGGGCTACGAGCTATTTCAGGGCGAATTGGCCGATGTGCCGGTTTTAACGGCCGCCCAGCGTGAGGTGCTGCTGCAGGCGGCGTGGGAACTCAATGAGTTTGTACCACCAGTGGTCGATGGTCCGACGGTCTCGGCGGATGTCGGTCAGAGAGACGCCTCATCGGTCGGACAAGGCTACTCGTCGGCAGAGATTTCGCACAGTGGCGATTGTCCGTCGAACAATGGCATGGTCGGCCAGAGAAGCCCGCTGTCCGTCGGACCATGCGGCTCTCCGCCAGAGAAGGGCGCACGCCCTGGTGATGATTTCAACCGTCGCGGAGATGTGCGACCTGTGCTAGAACAATGCGGATGGGTTCGCACCAAGACTGGAGAGAACGAATACTGGCGCCGGCCGGGTAAAGACACGGGCACCTCAGCCACGCTCAAGGACGGCGTCTTCTACGTTTTCTCGTCCAGTGCCGCGCCCTTCGAG